ACGTACAGAGAAACCCTATATAAGCAAACACATCGCTGATATGTTGGCAAAGATTGATGCTTTGCTTGACATCGAAACATTTTTAGAGGAACACCGTTTATGATTTTTATTGCATGTCCACCAGTTTATACTTTACCTGGCACTTGGGATGATCCTGAGAAAATAGCAAAATGCAAAGACACTCTCATACCACATTTACAACTAGAACCAGAAACGGGATTTTTAGTGTTTATAGGATTACTTGTTGTTGGTTCTATAATTTATGGAATTTACAATACCTTTGGTGCAGGTGGCAAAGAATTGAAAGATGAGATTAGAGAACATGCACGTATGCATGAAATGGGAATTGCACATGGTCATGAGGGTGGTGGTCCTAGACCTATAATGACTCAAAGAGCACAAGAACAAGACTACCCACAACATCACCATGATACTTAATGTTAGTTTCACAAGAGACTGCTGAATGGGCAGCAGATGAGTTTATAAATTATTTTTCCAACTTTCGTGATATCGAAGATTATCTAAGGTTTGTTAAACGAGAAGTTCTATCTTCTCGGACATCCTTAGTTTCTCTTTCTGATGAATTCTTCAATGAAGATATGCATCCAGAAGACATGGAGTTTAATATCGTTCGTGTTGGTAAAGGCGGACTTGATCAAAAATATTATTCTAATCTACTCACTGCTGTTTCCTCACATAATAATGAACATAATATTCCTGGTCGAGAATTGAAGTGGATGGTATTTGAAAAGAACACTAACAAAGTAATTGGATTTGTTCGATTTGGATCTCCTACAATTAATTCAAAACCAAGGAATATCTGGTTAGGTAAACAACCAGATCTTTCTCTATTCAATCGTCATGCAGCGATGGGATTTGTTATTGTTCCATCGCAACCATTTGGATATAATTATCTTGGTGGTAAGTTACTTGCACTGATGTGTATATCACATTATGCTAGAGAACAATTGAATGAAAATTTTGAGAAAGACATTGGATTATTTGAAACTACCTCACTGTATGGGTCTGCAACGTCTGCTTCACAGTATGATGGACTAAAACCCTTCATGAGGTATAAAGGTCTTACAGAGAGCAAATTCATACCTCTGATGCATGATAAGCAATTTCATAAGTTGCACGATCATTTTACTATGTTAAATGACAACACACCTCTAACAGATAATAAAGCATCTTCAAAGAAGATGAAAAGGCAAACAAAGATGATATCTATAATCCGTAACAACTTAGAAGATCAAACTAAGTTAGATAGATTCAATGAAGTTATTAAAGGTGCATTTTCAATCACACAACAAAAGAGATCTTATATGTCTGACTATGGTTACTCAAATGTCAGAGAGGTTATATTAGGAGAGCAAGATAAATTGACACCAGGACAAAACTATGATAAATTTGAATTAGATAATATTATTTCATGGTGGAGGAGAAAGGCAACTAAAAGGTATGAAAAACTGAAGAGAGAAAACAGATTTAGAAAAGAGGTTGAATTATGGACAGAACAGGACAACATACAAATCATAAGATAACCACTTTTGAGATAGTGTTTATACCAATTATATTTTTTGAAGAGTTTGTCAAAAGATCACTGATTGGTATAATTCAACTCCTAGTCGAAATTGAAAATTGGAATTTTAACAGAAAGTATCACAGATGATTGAATTGAAAGATTGGTTGAACTCAATCAACCAAAACAAAAGAAACCTTTATGATGAAGACCCTACAGCAAAGTATCCTGCATACATTATAAACAGATGTATGTCTGGTCATCTTGATACCGTAATGTTCGCAAATGAGATGAACCTCAGTCCACAACTGGATAGTGATATGCAATATTCGTTTTATCTAAATAGTGTGAGGAAGCGAAAGAGATTTTCTCCTTGGCTCCGCAAAGATGAGGTTAAAGATCTTGATTCTGTGAAACGTTATTATGGTTATAGTAATGAAAAAGCAAAGCAAGCTCTAAGAATCCTATCCAAAGAACAACTTAATTTTATAAAATCGAAATTTGAAACTGGAGGAACAAAATGATTGCCGAGCCTGAGGTCAAGTGGTCTGCTGACCAAATGATTGAAGTCACACTGAATGAACCAGATGACTTTTTAAAAGTAAGAGAAACTCTCACAAGAATTGGGGTAGCATCCCGTAAGGAGAAAAAGATATATCAATCATGTCATATACTACACAAACAAGGTAGATATTATATTGTTCACTTTAAAGAATTATTTGCACTGGATGGTAAACATGCCAACCTGACGCAGAATGATGTACAACGTCGTAATCGTATCATCCAACTCTTATGTGATTGGGGATTGGTAACAGTTATTAAACCTGAGAAAGTAACTGACATTGCCCCCTTGAATCAAATTAAAGTATTATCATATAAAGAGAAGGGAGAATGGGTCTTAGAAACTAAATACAATATCGGCAAAAAGAAAAAAGTAGAAGAACCTGTGTAAAGTGAAAAAATTTATTTTTGATGTTGATGGGACTTTGACACCTAGTAGAAAAAGCATGGACCTCATATTCATGTCTTTTATGTTAGAGTTTTGTGATAAGAATGAAGTCTACTTAGTAACTGGTAGCAATCGTGAAAAGACTTTAGATCAAATTAGTTATGGACTTTACAATAAATGTAAAAGAGTTTATAACTGTGCAGGTAATGACGTATACGAACAAGAAGAACTTGTGTACAGAACACCGTGGGAACTACCAGATGATGCAAGAGAGTTTTTATTAGAAGAATTAAAACAAAGCACATTTCCAATTAGAACAGGAACACACATCGAGGAAAGACCTGGTTGTGTGAATTTTAGTATTTTAGGAAGAGGTGCAATATTTGAAGAGAGAGAAGTGTATAAAGAATGGGATAGAGATAATCATGAACGAATTGAAATTGCCAAAAGATTTAATCAAAAGTTTCCAGAATTATATGCATTTGTTGGTGGAGAAACAGGTGTAGATATTTCTGCAAAAGGAAATGATAAAGGTCAGATAATTCGTGATTTTAGTTCTGATGATGAGATACACTTCTTTGGGGATCGCATGGATGTAAATGGTAATGATTATCCATTAGCGAAAGCAGTACAAGATATGGGCGGTTTTACGCACTCGGTTACAGGATGGGAAGATACCCGAACCAAATTACAGGACTTTAAATCATCTTAGTGTTATAATTAGTTATGTCGCCTTCGGGGACACAATTAAACTCGCTTACTAAGGAGAACTATGACTAACATACAAAGATATAGTGCTGCAGATCTTCCAGAACTAATGGAAAAGATCACAAGAAACAGCATAGGGTTAGATGATTACTTCCAACAATTTTGGAATACAAATACAAATGCTAACTATCCACCATACAATATTGTTCATGTAAACAATGTTGAATCCAGATTAGAGATTGCACTTGCAGGATTCAAAAAGAAAGAAGTTAAAGTTTACACTGAATATGGTAAGATATTCGTAGAAGGAACTAAGGAAAGGAAAGATGAAGAAACATACTTTCATAGAGGTCTTGCATCAAGATCATTCACAAGGGAATGGACTCTTTCTGATGATATCGAAATAAAAGATGTTACTTTTGCAGATGGACTTCTTACAATTGTATTAGGTAAGATTGTTCCAGAACATCATGCAAGAAAAGAATATCTATGATATAATGTAATTCATTAGACTTTTATAATGGATTACAAATCATCAGGTGTAGATATTGAAGCAGGAAACTCCTTTGTAAGGAGTATTCAAGAAACCGTTAAGTCCACTCACAGACCAGAGGTCGTGGGTGGATTTGGTGGTTTTAATGGTATGATGAGAATACCAGAGGGATATAAAAAACCAGTATTAGTTTCTGGAGCAGACGGTGTTGGAACTAAATTATCACTTGCACATATTTGGGGAGATCATCGTTCAGTTGGTATTGATTTAGTTGCAATGTGTGTTAACGATGTAATCACTTGTGGTGCAGAACCATTATACTTTTTAGACTATATTGCGACAAGTAAGATTGATCAAGAAGTATTAGGTCAGATAGTGGATGGTGTGGCAAGTGGTTGTCTCATATCTGGATGTTCTTTACTAGGAGGAGAAACTGCAGAGATGTCAATAATGTACTCTGATTCGGAATATGATTTAGCAGGATTTTGTACTGGTGTTGTTGAGGAAGATGAGATTATTGATGGGAGTAAAATTAAAGAGGGTGATAAAATAATTGGGATTGAAAGTAGTGGTCTTCATAGTAATGGGTTTAGTTTAATAAATGATATGTTGTGGAGACATAAGATTGCATATTTGGATATGCCTGAGTTATCAACACCAACTCGTATCTATGCACCAGTAATTAAATTTTTAAAAAAAGAAGTTTCGATATTGGGAATGGCACATATTACAGGTGGTGGTCTTGTGGAAAATTTACCACGTTGCGTTCCAGAACCATACAAGGTGAAAGTTAATTATGATTCATGGCCCTTGCCTAAAATATTTCATAAGATTATGATGGCAGGTGAGATACCACCAGAAGAAATGAAAAGAGTATTTAATCTTGGTATTGGTTTTTGTGTAATTGTTGCTGCTGAAGATGAGGATATCACACTAAA